TTTTCAAACACAGCGTCAGTAGTGCCAGACGCAAGACTTAAACTTTCTATCTCATTGTAAACTTCCTCTCCTGCGGAAACAAAAATACTTCCTTCAATTATTGAGGCTTTAGGAACCCTAACTCTCTTTTGGGTTTGGGCAGTAGAGAAAGTTCCTGCTAGAGATTGATATTGACCTTCTAATAAGGCTAAACCCCCAAAATACAAACCTTCCCAATAAGTATCGTAATCAAGCTGGAGGGTTCCTGCCTCAGCAACAGAAGCTTCATCTATGCGCCCCGAAGCTTTGTTAACCTTGTATAATGTATATTGAAGCTGAGTTCCATCTCTTTGAGATGTAGTGGTTACTGTTCTTTGAGCACGAGGTATTTCTACAGTATCTCCCGTCGTAAAAGAAACTGTACTATCAGGAGTTAGGATAGCGGTTGCGTTACTAGCAATTGGTCCTTTCATTTTAACTCCAATCAATTCCAACAATTTTCTTAAATTTTCAGGTGTTTTTACCGTGCTTAAATAGGACTCATTAGCTAAGAAATCTGCTTTAAGAGAAAGTACAGACCCCAAGTAAGCGAACAATTCCATAAAGACCATTCCTAGGTCAGACTGCACAAAATTATTATAGTCGTCCGGGTATACAGCTTTCACGTAGGAGATAAAGGAGTCTTTAAACTCATCAAAATCTGCTATCGAATAATCTACAAGCTGGCTCTTAGCATCCTCACTAATTTTACCGAGCTGCATAAAATCTGATTGTACAGTACCGTCAAAGGCGGAGGCGTTATACCTTACAGTGCCTGCAGTACTAGGGGGAATATAATTATTATTACTTACCATTATCTTATTATTACGTCAATAACTTCTTCCTCGAAAGGCGTAGTAGAAAAACTAACTAGTATAGAAACAAACAGCGAGCTAGAACCTGCATTGTTTCCTCCTTCTCCTTGAGTAACGGAGACATCTCTTACAATAATTCTAGGTGCGTAAACTCTCACAGCGTTTGTAACATCTGTCTTTAGCTCCTCGAGGAGCGTTCCTGTAATAGGCTCAAATAAAGCAGCCCGTAAATTTGTACCAAACGACGGATACATTAAGCGTTCCCCTTTAGAGGTTAGAAGGAGTTGCCTCAGGTTTTGAAAAACAACCTCTTTATCCATACTCTTGGAAAAGAATCCACCATCTCCAGGAGAGAAAGGCAGTGGAAACTTAAGTCCCACAATTCTATCTCTTCGTGAGGTAGTGATATAATCCAGATTATCGGCAAATAAGGTGTTACTCATATTAAGTTAAATTAATGTTTTGGAAGTACCCCCGCTGTGCGGTGAAGTTAGTAAGTACTTCTTCAGTATTTAGGGGTCTTCCGTAAAGCTTAAAACTCCCAATATATCCATCTAACCCACTACGAGGAATATTTCTAACAAGACCAGAATATGTTTCCCCTCCTAAACCTGGAACATGCTGTCCTGTTATTCCTCCACTGGAGACATCAGCCGTAGTAGTAAAATATTTATCGTTTGTATTACTCCCTAAAAATCCAAAGGGAGTGGTGTGAAATCCTACGTTAGTCTCCACATCATAAGACCTAGGAGCAATATCTGTAAAGCCACCTCCGATAATCCACGGGGTTTGCATTGGAAGACCTGGAGCTAAAGTACTTCCTTCGTGAAGACTCTCAGTAAAATTATCCGCCCGAGAAACACTTGTCCTAACTCCTAAACTATTTTCGTATCCATCTCCGGCATTCACAAAACTAGGAACGTTTAGAGGTTGCGCTGCATTTAAGTAAAACGAATCAGAAATTGACGAGGTAGTAAGAATTTGTCCGTTAAAGTAGGTATGTACCACATCATTCTCATAATCAAAAGAAAGAGAAATATTAATAAAGTTATTATTAAGACTACTTACAGAAACCCCAGAGGTCGAATCTACGGGCTTATCCCCTCTGTCCCATGCATCAGCTTCAGTAAAAAGGTTTGTAGGAATCTTAACCCCTAGCTCTTTCATTGAAGTAGTTGGATTATAAGGATTACTAGGTAACCCTGCTATCGCAACACTAGGTCCAAACTCTCCGTCACTTTTATTTTGAGAAACAGTAGGTAAGATTACAAATTCCAAATCATTCATATTACTGTTCGTAGAGGGCATTGAATCTGTAGCATTATTTTTCTTATCTCTCCAACCTATGAATAACCCATGTACTTTCGATGGGTCTCTATCTCGGGAGACAGTACCACCGGGTAAAACTATATTTGGATTGGCTGTTACCGCATCTGTACTGTTCGCTGCTACGCCGGGTCCAGAGTTTTCACACCCAAAGGCGACTCTATACCTATGCCATCTTCTTAGTCCAGACCAAAGATTAGGAATATGAGACCAAAAGGAAATGGTAAATCCTTTCTCCCCATAAGTTAAGTTATCTAATTTTTGAGTTTCTGTATTCAGTTGCCCATTTTCAATATTATTTTTTAATCTAACATAGCTTCCTTTGGGAGAAGAGGAGTACCAAGGTTCTGGGTAAAACTGACCTCCTGGATTGTAAGACGTTCCTCTTAGATAAGGAATAGAAAGACCAGAAGGGAACACATCTTCAGCAGTTCTCCCTACTAACTTACCATTTAAACTAGTGTAGGAACTTGCTTTATTATCTAAGTTATAGTTAAGAGAGGACGGTGCTACTACATCTGACTGCAAAAAGTTATAACAAGTAATAAGAGAATCAGTAATAATATCATCATCCAAAGCCTTAATGAAAGGTTTTTGGCTCTTAATATCCCCGTAATCGGCGGCAGAGGCTTCTATGTGTGGGAAGTCGGTGGGCGCTTCAGGAGATACAGAGAAGTCCCGAATAAACACACTATTAGACTGAGAGGCTTTAACAAACTTAGGTGGTACGGGAAGGATAATACCTGATACATCTGCAGATTGAATTAATGCATCCTTCTGAAATTGTAAATCTGGAACGAGACCACTGCCCTTCAAATACCCAAAATCATTCAAAGGAATTCTTTCTAATATTCTAGAAACTAAGATTCCTTGGGCTGTTCCCCCGGTATTATAGTAGACAGTATTGTCTGGATTTATCGTCCACCCCGGAGGGAAATTCTCGTCAAAGGGTTTCATTCCCGAGGTATCCAGTATTAGACCAGCACCCAGAGGAAAATTCTTAGTCGTGAGGGTATAGGTCCCAAACAGTCCCGCCATCTGAAGTTGCTTTCTTCTTTTTTCTATTTTACTATCATAGTCTGTGGAGATAGCTGCAACGCTGCGATAATAATTTTGTACGAGAGCTGAAGACCGACTATAGCCTGAAGCTACTAATTCTGTTATTTGTCCTGAGACTTCATTAGTGTGAATAGCCTTATCTGATTCAAATGCTTGTAGGATATCATCGTTACCATACAAATAGTCCACCATATCATTAGTCTCATCGTACTCATAACTAAAAACTGTATTAGAGTAAGACTTAAGTCTGTCTTCCCCTAGCAGAACACCCTTACCTCCTTTATTGGGATTGTATTTAAGTTTCCAATTACTAGCGAGTATCTCTTGGGCGAGTACATTTGGAACTCCTCCCGACCTGGAATCGTAGTACAAACCATCATTAGACAGAATAAATTTACCTTCCGTAGAAATTGGGGGACCAAAGATAATATCAAACGGGTTTTCCTCTTCCTCTCCGTCTCCTCTCATTTTAGCTTGTGCCGCGAACTGAGCTTGGTAGGCAGCGATTCCAGCGGCGTTCTGTTTGAAAGGCGTAACGATATTGGTCTGTACCCATTCTCTATGTCTTTCTATTTGAGCCAAATCTCCAGGAGCCAAAGAGTCTGTATACGCAGCCAATTCTGGATTAGACCAATCAATTAAAGGTTCCGGTAGAGACCCATCGGCTCTTCCTTGTAATGTTTTTGTAATATTTCTTTGGTCAGCCAGGAGTTTAATTAGCAACGCCATAAGTGCGGCTCTTAGGGCAGTTAAAATAGCAATCTTAATCATTGCTATAATAATCATTGCTAAGGACCCGAAAGGGTTAGATAAAGAAAATGCTCCTAAGCTAGGAATCATTGGGATGCTACCCAGACAAGGGATTTCCACGGTACCCATCTGAAAGGGATTCCCTATACCTTCCGTTATGTTGGAGAGAGATTGGATAGCATCTCCAAGAGGGTCTCCAATATCAAACGCTTTATTTGCTTCGGTTAATTCATCTATCTGTTCGTCTAAACTTAGAAGCTCCGCAGAGAAACCTTCTAGCATCGAAGCCATAGCATTGTTCAATGCCGTTAACGCAGCAGAGGACAACATAGAAAGAACACATTCGCTAATTTCAGAGCCTATGTCTAAACTAGCTGTTTCACTAGTGCCTTCAAAGATGTCGCTAAAAGATGTCATATTTTTATTTAGGTATTAGCCAAGTGTAACGATAGCTGCTCCATTGTATGTTACGCCCGGAGCTATATTTAGGGGTATTCCTAGTGCATGGGCAGGAGCAATCGGAGTTGCTGGAGGTCCCGTGATTGTAGTTGCTCCCGTAATGTTGACTGTTCCTGTCATATCGGTATTTCCTGTTACGCTCACCAGTCCTGTCATATCAGTATCTCCTGTTACAGACACCATTCCGGTCATATCGGTATCTCCTGTTACCGAAGTCGTTCCTACTACGGAGGTATTTCCTGTTATAGCAACGGTTCCTTGTAGATTAATAAGGGGGGAATTTATGGTGTACGGTCCCGTGTTTGCGGTATTCGTTACGGGTCCCATAAGGCAGGTATTATCAACCATTCCAAGGGTAACCATACTCTTAATTCCTAAGGGAGAGAATTTTTGATAGTTTAATGCAGTTGTGGTAAGTGCCTTGCTAGTTAGTGGGTCTACTGTCATTCCCCATCCCATAAAAAGAGAGGGCTCTAAACTAGGGAATCCTATTTGAGGCATAGGACCGGGAGTAAACCACGCTGTGTCCGCTTGAATCCCAACTCCGTTTGGGAGCATCGGGTCAAACGTTGAAAACAAATCAAAGCCTGTCATAGTATTTGCTTTGATGTACCCACGATTAGCAACAAACTCTATATCACCGTCCAGGGTATCATTACTAATACTTACTTTTCCTCGTGAGTTCTTAACTTTCTTAATGCCTATATTAATCCTCCCACCTTCAGTAGTGAGGGATGCAGCATTCTTAGCATGAACTTCGATAGAATCTTTTAGTTCATCAATTTGTAACCTATTACCGTTTCTGTCTGTTAGAAGAATTCTGCTTTTCGAGGGAACTTCTTTTCCTTCTATTCCTGATATTTTACTTTTAAAAGCTCGTGGTTTCGGACCAGTAGCAAACTGCGGAGAGTTATCTTCAATAAGGAGTTTTTTTCCGTTTCCACTTTGAACGGTAATATGGTTGCCCTCTCCTTCCTTTCCTTTTGAACCCATTCGAATCCGATTGCCTCTTTTATCTCTAAGCTGAACAACCCCTGGAGTTCCGTGTTCCTGAGCATACGCATCCGGGGGTACTTGACCATATACGTTTAAGGCTGCTCCTTGTCCATCACTCATTCCTTCAATTGGCTCAGGAGGTTTGGTAGAGTTGTACAAGTTCTGTGGGTTAGTTTCTCTATTAACTCCCATTAGTCCGGGGTTACCCACTTGGCAGGTCCAATACCAAGACCTTTCCATTTTAGAGATTTGTGCTGAAATTAACATCACATGGTCATCTTTGCCCGGCATGGAAAAGAGTGCAGGCGGACCTGCATAGTATACGGGCTCGTCTGGACTTATTCCAGGTCCTTCAACAAAAATCTTCCCATCAGGAAAATCAGAACTTACTTTAGTTACTTGTGCGATTATAGCCATTAATTAAACTCCACGAAAGGTTGTCTTAGTAACTCAAATGTCGTGGTATACATAGAGCCTGCCGCAATATCATGAGTGTACCCTAGGATTTGATAAATACCCGAAGTCCAATGCTTTGGACCTTCAGGAAGCCGGGGGTTGGATACTTGTAAATTTATTTTTCTAAAGTAATCATCCTCCACAAAACTGCTAAGCTCAGGCATTCCTAAAGTAGTTACAGTTGCTTTATAAGGATACTGCGCGAATCCTTTATCCCACATCCCTCTATCCCTTAAAAATTGAGACAGAGAAGAGGCTTTCTCTATTTGGGACATTATAGATAAATTTAGCTTCCATTTAGGAGTAGATTTAGGTTTTATACTTTTTCCGTCTATGACATACTCGTGCTCTTTTCCGTTATCAGAGAAAAATAGTTTTCTAAAAGTTTCAGAATGGAGAACTTGAAATAAAGCGTTT